ACTCCGTCAGGTCCGCAGGGTTGGGAAAAACATTGATTGCCTCAAAGCCTCCGAGTCCAATATCCATCTCGGCAAAGAAAGCCTCAGGGGCGGCTTGCGTCACGAGGTGGGGTTGCCACACAACGAAGAAGCAATCGCCTTCCGAGGACTTTGGAAACCGCAAGTTGTGGCCTTCGGAAAACACAAAACCAGGGTCGAGTTTCGACCCCGGCATCAGAATGGGCAACAGATCATCGTCTGTCGGGTCATACAGCGCATGGGAGTCCCCAGTTGATGTAAAGGCGGGTATATGAAACCACCAATGGCTCGACGGATCCGGAAGCACCTGTTTCTCGAATTCGACCGCGTAGGTGACGCACAAGGTCCCGATGACTTGATCCTCATCAGAATCTGGAATCCCCTCCGCGATAACATGGAAACGACCTAGGGTAGTCGTACGGGTGTCCTTCTGGTCTGCCTCAACCACGGGGTCAACGTAGAAGAGGTTGAATGGAGTTTGTTTGGGATCACACTCCACACCATGAAAGAAAGAGTCCGACGGCTTCCCAGAGGATGCGTACCCCGAGTTCAGGGCCTCCTTGACCGAATCAAAGTTGCTCTTGGTTGGGTCGTACTGGGTGGCCAAGACGACCTGTCCGATACCAATCCCTTGAGCTGTGGCATTGTTCACGGGACTAGCGCGAGACTCATACTTGAACACGGCCTGCAAGAGCTTGTACTCCTGCCAGCCTTCGGACTGACGTGCACCCCATGGAAAAGTGCGGTCATCACCGAGTTGGACGTCGTACGTCTTCACAACGGTTTTGCCCGCAGTACTCTTAGGGATGACAACATCGGTCAGAAATTCAACGTGTCCTAGAATGACTCCCTCGCCAGCATTGGCAGCAACAGGAGGTTGCTGTCCCGCGGCAATCTGCTCCGCGGAGGGGAAAAGTTTCTTGTGGAGTTTCGCCTGACCGGGCGTATGCTCCACACTCGGAGAGACCTTGTACTCGCCAAAACCAAGCAACGCGTCTCCCACTTCCCCTAGGCCATCGACCAAGGCCTTCCACCCACCTGACAATCCGAAC